CGCGCATGGCCTGATCTATCGTCACTGTCATTGCAGATTTCCTCCTTTAACGATGGGGCGGCGTTTGCCGCCCCTTTTGCTTAGCTGTTGCAGCACCCGCCGCACTTCGGGATCGGGTTGTAGAGCGTCTGCGCCGTGGTCGCGGTGCCCGTGGTGACGTCGGCGACCTGCTTGGGATAAAAGGTCGCGTTGACGTAGGTGACGATGGAGTTATCACCGCAGCAGCGGCGCTCGGCCTCCATCTTGACCGCATCAAGCGCCTCCTTGCGGACAGACTCGACGTCCTGCTTGACCAGCGCGAAGCTGTCCTCGGTGCGCTGGTTGTGGACGGCCTGCTTGCACAGCGCCTCACGGACGTCCTTGAGCTGCCCGTCGATATAACCGTACATCTCCAGCATCTTGCCGTCGTTGTACGTGTTGGCCTTGAGCAGCGCGATCTCGCTGTCCTTCGCGGCCAGCTTCTGTTCGCGCTCCAGATCGTAGCGCGTGACCGGCATGTTCTCGCTGCACGTCGGCTCCTGTTGGCGTGTGGCCAGTGCGGCAGCCAGTGCAGCCATGGCAGGCGTGGCCGCAGCTGCCGTTACCTCTGCAGCCGCTGTCCTGTTGTTCTGGCCGAGGCCGCCAAGCAGATTGCCGAGGCCGCCGTTCGCCAGTCCCAGCGCGGCGCCGCCGATGCCAAAGCCCAGCGCAGTCCCTGCGAGTCCCTTGCTTGCGTATTCCATAAAAAAATACCTCCGGTAAAAATAAGTAAGCTGGCCAGCTCCTATCCTCAGTCTACCGTTTCCCCCGCTCCGCTGGGGGACATTTGCGGGACGTCTGTGTACCATTTATGTACCATTTATTTTTTGATTTTTTCATTTTTCCTCTTGACATTTACGCTCATTGAGCGTATAATAAAGCCATAAGATAAATCAAGGCGATAAGCCGGAAAGAGGTACAACATGAAAAAGACCACCATCGAAAGAATCATCCGCAATGCTGTTGAAGAAAGAATCGATACCGTTATCGGCAAGTACACCTACCGTTTTAACGTCAACACTGGCGCTATCTACCGCTGCCTGACCGACAATATCTGCCGCATGTGGATTGACACTGACGGCAGCCGCAGCGACGCTTGGAGCGTCGTTGCTCATGCGTAAGGGATGCGACCAATCGACCTGACCGGTCAGGTTTTTGGCCTCTGGCGTGTGCTTGGGCCCGCCGGGAAAGATGCTGGCGGGCGGCTCCTCTGGCGCTGCCGCTGCTCCTGCGGTGCGGAGCGCGTCGTTTTATCATCCAATCTTCGCGGCGGCAAATCCACTTCATGCGGCCATGATCGCGGCGTCAAGCGCCGCGCAGATATCACCGGGCAGCGGTTCGGTCGGCTCGTCGCAGTGGAGCGCGTTGGCAGCCGAAGCAGCCAGTCTCTCTGGCTTTGCCGGTGTGACTGCGGCGGCACCGCCGTTGTCCCCATGAGCAATCTCAAATCCGGGCATACAACGTCCTGCGGCTGCGCGCTGCAGGAGGCGCAGCAATCCCCATCCGCGCGTGTAGCGGCGCAGGCTCTGTCGCCGCTGACGAGTCCCGGCGAACAGCACATCGCCGCGAGATCGTTTCGGCTGCGCTTTGCGCATCAGGTCTACGATGTGCATAATCTCCGCAACTTTGTCCGTGAGCACCCCGGACTTTTTGATATCTCCGGCGACCCGGATTCCGTCGACGCCGTATGTAAGGCGCTATATGATGCAGGCAGCCGCGGCTACACCTGGCACGGCTGGTCTGTTACAAAATTGGAGGACAAACCATGACACTTACCCCTTTTATCCGCTCCACGCTTTACGCAGAGGCCGGCACATACGCTGACCGTGATGCCTATATCTCGGATCTGGCACTATCAAGCATCTGGGGCGACGCTGAAGACGCCGAGATCCCAGCGGAACGGCTTGCACTGCTCTGCGCGGTCTGGGACGGCGCGCA